TGGCTGCCGCCGATCGAGCCGCCCTGCCCGCTGCTGCCATTGGCTCCAAAGGCCAGCGCCCCGGACGTGGAGACCGTCAGGACGGTAGTCGTCTCGTGCATCTTGTGGCCGATCAGCTGGGTCAGTTGGCCGGGGATCACCTCCACGCGGCGGTACGGTTCCTCGAAGTTCGGTGCCAGCCACTGGTTCTGGCCCAGGGTCACTTCCGAGTCCCAGAGGATGCCGATCACACGCCCCTGCACGTCATGGGACATGACACGCTGGCGCGGGCCGCAGTAGGGGTCGGCCACACGGCTGATCTCGGCCGAGGGGGCTACCATGGCGGCGGCAGGCACCGTGACCGGGTTGACGTTCAGCGACCGATTGTTATAGGTGTAGCCACCCGTGGTCAGTGAGGCCTGAGACGTGGTCGAGAGGCTACCCACGCTGCCGCCCGTGGCCGTCTGGCCTTGGCCCTGCTGCTGCTGTGCGTGGGCTTCCGGGCTGACGCCGTTGACCGAAGCCACCGGGGCGTTGGTCGTGTTGGTGGTGCGGTTGTCCGAGTTGGTCTTGCAGGCGTTGACGCCCACGCAGTCGGCGCCCGGGGTATTGGTGGCCAGCGCCGGGGCGGCGATCAGGGCCAGGGACAGGGCGAGGATGGTCTTGTTCATGGAGCAGCTCCTTTCGAGTGATGCCTATTCGGCGATGTGATTTGGTGATTATTTCATTGTTTTGCACCGTTGCCAACCCCGGTGCAAAGCTTGTTTTGTTACTTAATCAGGTGTGGCAGAAGTCTTTGGAGTTGGTTGAGTTTGTTTTGGGATTTCTGAAGGAAGAACTCTGCTGCCACCAGCGTCGTATTCCGGTCATACTTTGCATTCCGAATAACCGTTGCATAGCGGTCTTTGTAGTGGAAGAAAACCGAGTCTTCGTCCTTGTAAACCGCCAGTGTAGCCCTGTTACCAAATTCATCAACATTAACCACTTCTTCGAACACCTTCTCGCCGTTCCGGGCCGCGTGCTCGATGTGTATTTGTGCGTTCTTTTTGGTTTCCATTGCGTCACTGGTGTAGACGTTGATCGTGAATTCTTCAGTGAACATGATTTAATCCTCTTGGCCATCGGCCGGCATTATTGCCTGCCGATGGAGTGAACTGTACTTCATTGGGTGTTGCTAATCAAGCGCACCCGACGAACGGTCAGTCTTGTGTTGCATTGGCAAGAAACACTGCCCTGGCGAAGCCGGCCGGCGTCACTGAGCGGAGGTCCTTGCCCTTGTCGTTCTTGGCATGACTGCCCAGGTAGTGGATGTAGTTCTCGTCCACAGACAGCGAATCGTCAACCAGCCGGAGCGGCATCCGGAACCCCCCGCCAACCCACAGGCACGTCTTCTTGGTGTAGCTGCTGGCGGCGTCCAGCTGATTGAAGTGCCATGGGTGGAATGTGTGGTCCGGTTGACGCCAGTACGTGCTAATCGTGCTGACCGGGTTTTCGATCAGGTACGGAGCACCAGCCGCCTCGCAGAATTCTGCAGCAGTGGCGAACATGTGGATGCTGTCAGCCAGCGCGCGCAGTCCCTTGCCCTTGAACCAGCGAGCCCCGGACACGGCTAGGTGCGTGCATGGAGGGAAGGCGGCCACGAAAGCAACTTGCTCCAGGAATTCTGGGGCCATCATCTCGGCCGGAACGCCCGTCAGCAGGTTCGCCTGCACGGCCACGGACTCGCCCGGTTCTGGGACACGGAACGGCTGATCATTAAACAGGTCTAGCCGGATCACACGGAATCCTGCAGCCCGCCAGGGTTCGCCCATGACCCCGGAGGTGTCGAACAGACAGACGACGATGTCCTTTTCATGACAATTCCTTACAGTTTCTCGATCAGGTCAGGGCGGAAGCCATTCCAGACGATAGACTCATAGTCCTTGTAGGCAGCCACCACAGGAAGACTCTTGTGCCCTTCTCTCACGAATCGTTCACAGACTCCGGGCTTGTTGCTGATATCGACCAGCTCATACTTGATGCCTTTACGATCCAGCAGACTCGTGGTTGCCCGGCACTGCATGCAACCGGGTTTGGTGTAGACGGTGACTTCCATGGCGTTTTCCTTGGGTTGAGCAGCATCCGTTGCTGCGACAGGGTGAATCCTACGCACCCGGGGCGCAGCAGTCAACCCTTGTGGCCGCCTAGAAATGAAAAAGGAGCCAGACGGCTCCTTTTATCTGGCAGGCGGTCGGATCAGACCACGGTCAGGCCCGCGATCCGGCGCGGAGCGGCCCCGTTGATGGTGGCCTGACACTCATCCGTCAACAGGGTCAGCTTGCCCGTGGAGGCCGAGGCCCGCACGGTCAGCCCGCCTACGGCCCGGTTGCCAATCAGCTCCGTGCCCAGCAGGTCGGACCGCACACCCAGCGGCTCATCCGGCGTGTACCGGGCCGAGTAGCCGGGCGTGACCTGGGGCGTCTTCGTCCAGGACTGGTCCACCTCGATGTGGGCGGCCCGGTACGGCCCGGACAGGATGTTGCCCCGCACCTCGGTCGACTGTGCGTCGTTGCCGACGTAGACGTGAGCCTGGGGCGTGCCTGCAGCCCCGATGGTGACCGTGTTGTTGCTGATTTCGATCTCACGAGTGCCGCAGTAGGCCTGCAGTGCGGCCTGACCCTCTGCGGCGTTGCTGACCGCGTGGTTGCCCGTCACAACGACGCCACGGCTGCCATAGGCCGTGTGGACAGCCGACGACTTGAAGTCGGCGATGACGTTGTGGGAGACCTCAACCCCCGTGGTGGCGTCCTGGCAGGACACCCCCCGCATCTGACCCATTAGGGTGTTGCCCGACACGGTGCCGCCTTCCACAGCCGACATCTCGATGCCGTAGTAGCCACCCTGGATCGTGCAACCCTGGATGTCGACCGGGCCGCAAGGCATCAGCACGCCCACCGGGGTCTTGTTGGCCGCCCACCATGCCCGCTGATTGCCCGCCAGCGTGCCGCGCAGGCTGATGGCCGGGATTCCTTCGCCGCCCGTGGGCTGGTTGCGCTCATCATCCATCAGGAACCAGGAGTCACGAGCCACGAGGCCACTGGCCTTCACGTCCCGGGTTGAGGTGATGCTGACACAACGGCCGCGGCCGGCCGGGGTATTGAAGTCGCCCGGGCCCGCCCCGATGACGCGGGTCACGTTCTTCGGCTGACCAGCGAAGATGCAGTTCTCCAGCACAATCAGGCCCTTGTTGGCGTGGCCGTGCAGCAGCGCTTCCTGCTGCTCCGTGGCCGTGCCCAGCAGGATGAAGATGCAGTCCCGGAACACGAGATCGTTCTCGCGGTCACGGGGCAGGATGGCGCACCGGGCCGTGGTCTGCGGCTCGATGACGAACACGCCGCCGCGGACCTCGGTCACGTTGTCATGGACGGTCAGCTGCTGACCGCGGAAGTGAAACAGCAGCCCACTGCAGTCCATGATCGTGCCGGGCTGGCTAGCCTCCATCTGGTTGCGGAGCACCGTAATGGATTGAGGGGCGTCCACCTTCCAGCCGCCGTGCCCGCCCGTGGCCTTGCGGAGCCGGGGCGGGATGATGGGCTGGAGTGGCGGCAGGGGCGGGGTAGTGGAAAGCCCCATACTTCCGTCGGGCGCCGTGGTCTGGAACATCGAGGAACCTCCGTTAACGGTTTTGCAAAGAGACACACCACTGGTCAAACTGCTCAATTGTAACCGCGTCTCCGCCCAGTTTCCGCTTGAGCATGGCCACCACATCGGGCAGTAGGCGACCATACTGGCAACCAACGCCGGCAGCCGTGGCTGCCCGGGTCAAGGCCGCGGGCTCAACCGGGATGCCCAGCACCAGGCGGCGGACCATGCCTCGGAGCTGCGGCGTGCTGGTCACAGGCCACCACACGTCAGCCGTGGCGGGTTCGATCTTCGGAATGCTGATCTTGGCATAGTCGCCGGACGTGTCCAGCAGCACCGTGGTCGGCTTCGTGCCGTTGGCCATGATGGCGTCAACAATGGCGGAGGCCTGTCCCCACTGAATTCCCAGCCTAGCCGCCCAGCGGTCGTTCATCAGCAGGCTGATGCGGTCGGTCCAGGACACCCGGCACCACTGCCGGCCTTCACGGTCCATGACGATGCGGACCGTGTGTGTGGACGGCAGGATGCACGGCGTACTGCCCTCCATCTTGCGGCCGGCGAAGACGGACATCGGTGGCTCGCCGTTGGCCACCACGTTCTCGCGCTTGGCTACCACGGGGAACTCGTAGCCGCACACGGGGCATTGCCGCTGGCTGGCGCTACATTCGTGCTCGCACACGGGGCAGCGCTTCTTGACGGCCTCGCCGGCGCCCTTTTCCTTCGGCTTCGGGATGATCGGATTATCGATCGGGCCGCAGCGCTCCGTGTTGCCGGTGAAGTCCAGTACCAGACCGTCAACCTTGTCCGGGTGCACGCGGGTCAGGCGACCCAGCATCTGGACCCATAGGGCTGAGGCCAGCGTGGGGCGGAAGCACACCAGAACGTCGATGTCCGGCACGTCGAAACCTGTCGTCAGGGCAGACACGCTGACCATCCAGCGGAAGGCGTTCTTGTTCCGGAAGGCGTCGATGAGACCCTTTCGCTCGCCCTTCGGGGTCTTGCCCGTGATGATCTCGGCCGTCTCGCCCATGCTTCGCAGCATGCCAACGATCATCTCGGCCGTGTGGACGGTCGGGGCGAACACGATGCCCTTGTGGCGCCCCATGGATGCCTGCAGCATCTCCGGGATCAAGGACGGAAGCAGCGGCTCGATCTTGTGGGCGAAGGACTCCTCGCTGTAGTCCCCGTTCGAGGCGATGGTGACGCCGCCCATGCTGACTACGGATGTCGGCCCCGGCACGAGCTGCGACAGGTAGCCGTCGGACAACAGCCTGGCGAAGGACTCCGGTGTGCCGGCCGAGTAGATCTCATCCTCGAACACACCGCGCCCGATCAGTGGGCCATCCATTCGCCAGGGTGTGGCAGACAAGCCGATCAACTGGCACTCCGGGTTCACCTTCCGGATGCCGGCCAGCAGCTTGCCGTACATCGTGTCCGGCTTCTCGGATACCAGGTGGCACTCGTCGATAATGACCAGGTCGAACCTACCCATGGCCTCGGCGTGACGGAAGGCCGTGCCCACGGAGCAGACCACAACGCGTGCATCCCAATCCTTCTTGCCGGCCGAAGCCGACACGATGCCGACGTGCTCTGACACCTCCCGGGCAATGGCTTGGCCGTTCTGGCGCACCAGGTCCCCGTTGTGGATGGCATTCAGGACGCGACCCCCTTGCTGCAGAACATGGGCGGCAATCCGGGCGATGACGACACTCTTGCCCGCCCCAGTGGGTAGGTTGATGGTCCCCGCCATGCCCGTGTAGGCAATAGCCGCGTCCACGGCCTCCTGTTGGTACCAGCGTAGTTCCATATCTCAGGGCTCCTTACTTGATCGGAGCGTAATTGTCACACAGCTTCGTGCCCTTGTCGATGCCGCACGTCACCACGCCGTTGCCGTTGAACGACGCGTGCATACAGGTGCGACATGAGGCGATGGGCGAGGCATCGCCATGACAGAAGCCCTTGTGGTCGCAGAACTTGCAGCGGAAGTCAGTATCGACCAGCTTCGGCGGTATCAGGCCGTGGGTGATGTCCGTGGCCAGATTCAGGAACTCCGTGGGCTCCCCGTCGTAGTCAACCAGGTAGACCTGGATGGCGTCCGTGTCCTTGCATGAGGCCAGGTACATCGCCCGCTTCAGACCAAGGCCGTGCATGCCACACTGCATCTGTGCGAGGTGCTCCGGTTTGATCTGCCCGTCCTTCTCGAGCCTCTCCCAGGTCCGTCGGTTCATCGTCTTGAACTCGAGCACAGCCAGGCTGCCATCCTGTAACCGAATCACACCGTCCACGGAGCCATGCAGGTCGCCAGTCCTGTAGGAGATCTGACCGCCGGCCTTGGAGATGAGCTTCAGCGAGAAGCCAGCCACCTGCAGGCAGGCTGCCAGCCGGGCCTCCTCCATGTGACCGCGGTTGAAGAGGCGAACCATCCGGCCGTCCACGGCCGCGTCAGGCGAGGCCTTCCGGTAGGAGAGAGCCACAGCCCGTGGACACTCCTTGCCGATCACGCTGGCCCCCAGGTGCGCCCGCTCCTTGTTAGATTCTTCCTTCCAGTCGGTGCAGCGATCCAGCCACGCAGCCTGTACTCGCCTCCAGGCGGCAGAGTCTGCGGCTACGGCTTCGTCGATTCGCTGCTCGATGTCATGGCAACGGACTGGCAGGGGTTTCAGAAAATCTTCAAACACGTCGGTCACCTCGAAATGGAAAGGCCCGGTTTCCCGGGCCGTTTGCCATCAGGCGTTGGTCTTCAGGAACTCTTCCACTTTGATCATGGCTGCTGCCTTGGTGTACCAGTAATCCACACCGACCGTTGCCTTGTGGCGGAGAACAGACGGAAAGCTGCCCTCCGGCGTCTCGTAGACAGCAAAGTAGCCGTCTGTCGTACTTCCTTCCACGATCAGCCGCGACCGTGACCGGATCTTGGTCGCCTCGATGGCGGCCAGAGTGTCATCATTGAACATCTGACCGGCCTCCTGATCAGAACGGGATGTCGTCGTCCAGGTCATCCACGGCGCGCTGCGGCTGCGGCGCCGGCTTGGCGGCGGGTTTTGCAGCAGG